TCGTGGAATTATGAGCATTGATGACTTTGAAATGATTCAAAACAAAATCAAATTTAAATTTAACAGCGATTCTCATTACTCTGAACTTAAAAATATTGAGTTAATGCGAGAAAGACTTTCTATTGCTGCCGGAATGGAGCCATATGTGGGTAGATATTTTTCAAATTCCTACATAAGAAAGGAAATCTTCGGTATGAGCGAGGATACAGAATCCAGAAACTTTGCTGAAATACAAAACGAGTTAAAAACTGGGGAAATCGCTATCCCCGAAGAACCGGAAGGAACTGAGGAATGACAGATAAAATCATTAAAGAAGCACTTCAAGATAACAAAGAGGGCTTTGCTGAAGCGTTTGGTGATGCTTTGTCCCAAAAGATCAATGAAGCACTCAAGGACACGGAAAAAAGAATAGGTAAAGAACTTTTTGAACGTGTCGAAGAAGTTAACGAAGATAATGCTTTTGTCTCCGTTATTACTGATTGTTTAAACGAAAACGTTGAGATTAATCTTGATCTTTCATCAGGAGAACGAGTGCAAATCACACCCGACATTGCATCTCTTCTTTCAGAAACTCATGATAATCTTCCAAAAGAAATGCAACAGTCTTTTAGAGAAATGGTATTTGAGTCCAAAGACAAATATACCAAGATTTTAGAAACAATTGTAACAGGAGAAGAACAATGAGTTCAAAAGATGCAATTCAAAAAATCTTCGAGAAAAAAATGAGTGATGCAAAGGATCTTTTGGATTCCTTACTCTATGAAAAACTTTCTGTTGGTTTAAATTCATTACACGAAGCCAAACTTGATCCCGTTGGAAAAGAAGACGGTGACATCGACAACGACGGTGATAAGGACGACACTGATTCATACCTTCTCAATCGTCGCAAGAAAATTGCTCAAGCGATGAAGAAAGAGGATGTTGATCACATCGAAGAGGGTGCCCCAGAAGCACCCCACGACAGTGCCCACGATCATGCAGAATCAGAAACGATTGAGAAAAAAGCAAAGAAGACAATAATGCGTGCGAAGCCTTCTAGAGGAGGATCCTACTAATGTCACTGAAACTCATCACCGAAATGAACGAAGATATTAATTTTCTTACCGAGTCTGATGAAAAGACAGGTAAGAAAAACTACTTTATTGAAGGTGTCTTCATGCAAGCAGAACAAAAGAATAGAAACGGTAGAGTCTACCCTACTGGTGTTCTGATGCCTGTGGTTGAAAAGTATAATCAAAATTATGTGGCACAAAATCGTGCGTTGGGAGAACTTAATCACCCACAAGGACCAACTGTTAATTTAGACAGAGCGTCACATATGATCAAAGAACTTAAACAATCTGGTAGTGACATTATCGGTAAAGCAAAGGTCATGGAAACACCTATGGGTAAGATTGCAATGAACCTCATTGATGAGGGAGCAAAACTTGGTGTATCCTCTCGTGGTATGGGTAGTCTTAAAATGACCGAAAGTGGTGTGAACGAAGTACAAAAAGACTTCATGCTTGCCGCTGTCGATATCGTTGCTGATCCGTCCGCTCCAAACGCTTTTGTAAACGGAATTATGGAGGGAAGAGAATGGATTTGGAACAACGGTGTTCTACAAGAAAAGCAAATTCATGAGTACCATCAAGAACTCAAAAAGGCTTCAAGTAGACAACTTGAAGAAAAAGCGGTTCACCTGTTCAAAAACTTCCTCTCAAAATTGTGAATTGTATAAATAACATCAGAAATTAGTATACACTAAGGAGATAACCCAATGGCAAGAAAACAATCAATCCGTGAAGCGGAAGAAACTCCAACGCTGGACACCGATTCATTTGAAGATACCGATCTTTACATGGATGCTGAAGGCAAAGGTGCCCGTCTTGGTACTTTAGAAGCACCCGACACATCAAAAGAAAACAAGAAAACCATCGCTGGCGCTGCCGGTGTGGAAGCAGCGGACGCTGATCTTGATGGTGTAAAGGAAGACGTTTTTTCTGATCTCTTCGACGGTGAAGGACTTTCAGAAACATTCAAGTCAAAAATCAAAGGTGTTTTCGAGGCAGAGGTTGCCAGAAAAACATCAGTCGTTGCTGAGGCACTTGCTGCCGAAATGCAAGAAGAACTTGAAACAAAAGTTCAATCAACCGTTGATGGTTTGTCCGAAAAGGTGGACGAATATCTCAACTATGTTGTTGAAAACTGGATGAAAGAAAATGAACTTGCTGTTGAAACAGGTATGAGACTTCAAATTGCTGAAAGTTTCATCGACAACTTAAAGGGACTGTTTGAAAATCACTTCATCTCCGTCCCAGACTCAAAGGTGAATTTGCTCGACGATCTTTTTGAAAAGAACGAAGAAACCAAGTCTCAACTTGACGAAGCGTTAGAAATCAACAGCAAACTTTTGGGTGCCCTTGAAGATTACAAAAAAAATGAAATCGCTCATGACATCTCAGAAGGAATGACACAACTGGATAAAGAAAAGTTCTTTAGTCTTGCTGAAGAAGTTTCTTTTGAAAATGAAGAAACATTCTCTGGTAAACTTTCTGGAATTAAAGAATCATATTTCAAAAAGAAAACATCTGCTCCCGTTCTGACGGAGGAGACTGAAACTCACGAACCACAAAAGGTCGTGTTGGAAGAAGACAGTGTAATGAGTCATTATCTCAGAGCAATCGAAAAAGGCAATCGTTCTAACAAGGGTTAATTCTAATACCCGAAGGTAAAATATTTCTAGGAGAAAAAAACAATGGATAACGCAACACCATACGACGTTTTAGAGGAGAAGTGGAACCCAGTTCTTGAAACTTCTGCTCTTCCCTCACTTGAGAGTGGACACAAGAGAAAAGTCACAGCGGCTCTTCTCGAAAATACAGAGAAAGCCCTTAGAGAGCAAGCACTCAACGAAGATCCAACCAACGCAATGGGTGGTGGATTTGCTGTAAGTGCTGCTTCTTCTTCCACTGGCAATCTTCAAGGTTATGATCCCGTCTTGATTTCGCTCGTTCGTCGTGCGATGCCAAACTTGATCGCTTATGATATTGCAGGTGTGCAGCCCATGTCGGCTCCCACCGGTCTTATCTTTGCGATGAAGTCTAAGTACAACGCACAAGACGGTCCAGAAGCACTCTTCCAAGAGGCATTCGCTCAGTTCTCCGGTTCTGGTAACACATCCGGAAATGCGTCTGATCGTGGTGCAGAAGCAACTGATTCTGTCGCACCAACTACTATCTCTGGTTCAGGTGCAGGTGCTTCGCTCACACGGAACGACGTTCTCACCGACTTCAGAGGTATTCTGACCGGTCGTGCCGAAGGTTTGGATGCAAATACTCTCGGACAACCAGCAGAACCAGCATTCAAAGAGATGGCATTCTCCATCGAAAGAGTTGCTGTGGAAGCAAAGACTCGTGCCCTGAAAGCGGAATACACCACTGAACTGGCACAGGATCTCAAGGCTGTTCACGGACTCGACGCTGAAACAGAACTCGCTAACATTCTTAGCACCGAGATTCTGACAGAAATCAACCGTGAACTCATCAGAACTCTCTACTTCAAGGCTAAGACTGGTGCCCAGCAAACCGACCTTACCAACACTGGTATTTACGACTTGAACCTTGACTCTGATGGTCGTTGGAGTGCTGAAAGATTCCGTGGACTCATGTTCCAAATCGAACGTGAAGCCAACCAGATCGCTAAGGAAACTCGTCGTGGTAAGGGTAACTTTATCGTGACATCCTCCGATGTCGCTTCTGCCCTTGCTATGGGTGGTTTCTTGAACCTGACACCCGCACTTAACAATCAACTTGACGTTGATGACACTGGTAACACCTTCGCTGGTGTTCTGAATGGTAAGATGCGAGTTTACATTGACCCATACGCTAGAACCAACACCAACTATGTTATGGTTGGTTACAGAGGTTCCAACCCATATGACGCTGGTATTTTCTACTGCCCATATGTTCCTCTGCAAATGGTGAGAGCAGTTGGTGAAAACACCTTCCAACCTAAGATCGGATTCAAGACTCGCTACGGAATGGTTGCTAACCCGTTCGCAGCAAGCACCGACTTCACGACGGCTGGATCGACTTCGACTGGTAACCAATACTACAGATTGTTCGCTGTGAACAACCTGCATGGTAATACCGGATTCGGACTCTAATAAATAACCCTTCGGGGGTTGAGAACGGAAGAGGGGAGCCTTAGGGCTCCCCTTTTTCTTTTATAAATAAGTTATGCAATATACTATCCCACTCGGACAACCCGGAGCAACCGCTGACCAACCAGTAAATCCATTGGTGCCAGAAACCAATAACTATCTTACATCAAACTTTTATCAGTTTCAGTTGAACAGAGTTTCAAACGTTACTTATTTTTGTCAAGCAGTTTCATTTCCCGGAACTCAACTTTCACCCGTGGAAATGCCAAACACATTAGGACGACCAAACCAATTTGTTGGTGGTCGTTTTACTCATGAACCACTTACGGTTCAATTTTTAGTTGATGAAGATATGTTGAATTATAGAGAAATTTTCGATTGGATCACAAAAATTGGTAATTACGGTGATGATGACAAAATTATTGCCGGTTATCAGGCAAACACGTTCTTTTCCGATGCCTCTTTGCTCATCACAAACAGTGCGTACCGACACAAAATTCGTGTTAAGTTTAAAGATACCTACCCGATTGCCCTTTCGGGGTTAAACTTTTCGTCTCAGTTGGGAGACAATGAACCTCTATCCGCAACCGTTTCTTTAAATTTTGAAACACTGGATATCGAAACTCTTTGACATTTTAAATAATGACTGTATAATATTCGCATGGATTTAAATCGACTCAAAGAAGAAGTAAAAAAAGATTTGACTATCGACAAGACTGATCTTGCGTCGGAGTCTATTCGTATTCCGCAGATGCACAATAAATACCTAAATTTTTTGATGAACGACAGACTGGTTTTGTCCAAATACGATTCAGATTTGACAAAACTTCGTCACAAAAAATGGTTGTATTACACCGGAAAAATGAGTCAAGAGGAACTCGATGATCTTGGGTGGGAACCATTTGATCTCACTGTCCTTAAAACAGACGTTGATAAGTTTGTAAACGCAGATGATGATGTAATCGAACTTTTTCATAAAGTTATCTTACTGCGAGAAAAAGTAAACTACCTCGACGGTATAATGAAAGCAATTAATAGTCTCAACTGGAACATTCGATCCGCTATCGACTGGTACAAGATGACTGAATTCGCAGGGTAACTTACACACCATAAATATGGTGTATGAGTGACTTAATTATTACAAATGTAGATTCAGCATACATTCAAGTTGAGTGTGAACGGGCTTTAGCGAAAGAACTAAGCCAGTTTTTTACATTCTATGTTCCTAATTATCAATACACTCCTGCATATAAAAATAAAATATGGGATGGTCAAATTCGTCTCTTTAATGTTCTTTCCGGAAAAATTTACTCCGGGTTGTTAAGATACGTTCTAACTTTTGCGAAAGAAAGAAACTTAACCGTTGATTATCAAGGTGACTTTCCACAGAAGAAACCAAAAGAGGACATTGAATATTTTATAAAAAGTCTAAAGTTGTCTCTTGGAGATAAGGAGATTATGCCACATGAGCATCAATTTAACGCAATATGCCACGCAATTAATACACAACGGTGTTTACTACTGTCTCCAACTGGGTCCGGAAAATCTCTTATCATTTATGTTCTCATACGTTATTATCTTTCAAAACTACCCGAAGACAAAAAAATTCTAATCATTGTCCCCACAACTGGTCTTGTTTCTCAGATGTTGAGTGACTTTGAGGACTATTCAAATCTTAGTTCGTGGAATGCAAAACGAAATTGTCATACCGTCTACTCTGGACAAGCAAAGAAGTCTACCAAAAGAGTAACAATCAGTACATGGCAAAGTCTCTATAAACTCCCTCAGAGCGATTTTAAGGACTTCGGTGCGGTGATAGGGGATGAGTGTCATCTTTTCAAGGCAAAGTCTCTGACGGGACTCCTGACGAAGTTAACGAACGCTGAGTATCGTGTTGGAACAACGGGAACACTTGATGGAACGGTGACGCACAAATTGGTAATTGAAGGTTTATTTGGACCTGTCAAAAAAGTTATCACCACCAAAAATTTGATCGAGAAGAATCTGCTCAGTAATATCAATATCGAGTCTTTAATGATCGAACACAACGGATCTTTATCTGAAACGAAATCACTCAAATATCAAGAGGAGATGGATTGGTTGGTTTCTAACCACCAAAGAAACCAATTTATCACAAATCTAGTAACGCATCTGAAAGGCAATACTCTGGTTCTTTTTAACTATGTCGAAAAACATGGTAAACCACTTCACGATATGATTGAAGCGAAAGTAGACGATTCAAAGAAAACTTATATGATTTATGGTGGAACAGATGTTTCACAACGAGAGTCTATTCGGAAAATAATGGATAAGCAAACCAACACCATTTTGATTGCATCATATGGAACATGCTCCACGGGTATTAACATTCGTAACATAAATAATATTGTGTTTGCTTCCCCGTCTAAATCGGTTGTAAGAGTTCTTCAATCAATTGGTCGTGGTTTACGAAAATCGGAGGAAAAAGAAATGCTTACAGTTTACGATATAGCAGACGACCTCAGATATAAAAAACATATAAATCACACATACAAGCATCACCAAGCAAGATTAAAAATTTATAAAAATGAAAACTTCAATTATAAACTCACCAGAATAAAAATAGGAGGTAAGTGATGGATATTCCAAACTCTTACAGAATTATGAAGTTGACAAATGGTGACAACATAATTTGTGAAATCAAAAACTCCAGCAGCACACGTTATCGAGTCAAAAGACCAATGACAATTAAAACTACTGTGCAGTTTGATGTGAAAGGCAATCAGCGTGATTTAACTATTCTCAGAAACTGGATGAATCATTCGGATGAAATTGAAACAAATATTTCCACCGATTATGTCATGACAATTTTAAAACCAACTGATGGTATTGTTTCTTTGTATGAAAAACAAAAAAGTAGTGACGATGTTCCATTTTCGTCGGATACTTCTCCCATGACACCACTGGAAAGTGACGAGGCTCTTATTGATCGTATGATGAAGGAAATAACAGAGGCACACAAGGAAAATCAAGAAGATCAAGAACGTGACATGTTGGACGAAAAAATGGAAATGATTATTATGTCACTGGCATTGCCATTTGATAAATTGAAGAAAATGATTGAAAGTGAAATCATAGACAAAGATGATTTGAAAGAAATGATTGATATGTCGGAACCACAAATAGAAAAAATTTCTGAAGATCAAGATACCAGTAATGAAATGCACCGTGAGGACTTTGGAACGAAATGGACAGACTGGAGTTTATTTCCCGAAGATTATATTAATGATGAGGAAACTGAGGGTGAAGAATAACGAAAAAATATTTGTTTCCGTTGCATCATATCGAGATCCAGATGTTGTGAATACTGTTGATTCTTTGTTGGATAATTCAGACGATCCAGACAATGTAAGAATTGTAATTGTTGATCAATGGGGAAACCATCCAGACGAAATAAGACCGCAACCATCTAAAAATGTTGAGGTTGTTCGTATTCCATATCAACAATCAAGGGGGTGTTGTTGGGCAAGGTATATGTCACAGAAAAAATATACCGACGAAAAATATTACATGCAAATTGATGCTCATAGTAGAGCGATGCCGGGATGGGATACTTTTGCAACTGATACTCTGAACGGGTTACTGGAAGATGGAGTAGAGAAGCCTGTTTTATCAACTTATGCTGAAAGTATGCAATTTACCCCGTCGAAAGAATATGATTATTTTAATAGTGACGTTAATGTTGTTATCACAACCAGAGGGTTTGAAAATAAAGACGATGATAAGATTTTGAATTGTGAAAAATCAAACTACTATGTGGATCATAAAAGACCTGTCCGAATGCCTTGGGTTCTCGCTGGATTCATTTTTTCATATGGAAGTATGATAAAAGAAGTGCCATATAATCAAAACTTATATTTCCAAGGAGAAGAGGATGATCTATCTATTCGATTATTTACAAACGGCTATGACGTTTATTCTTGTCCAAGAAATTTAATTGGTCATGATTATGAAAGGAAACGAATACGACATTGGGACGACAAAAAAAACTGGGGTGAGAGTGATACTAGGTCTCGAAATGCTCTTACCGAAATGATTCTGGGTAAAAATAGAGGATCAATATATGGTCTTGGGACCAAAAGACCATTAAAAGAGTTTGAAACTTTAGCACAAATTGACTATAATAATAAAATAGCACACACAACTCTTGAGGATCATGGAAAATATTTAATAGGGAAAAACGATGAGTAAAGAAAATCATTATATTGACAACGATAAATTTTTCACAGAGATGTGTAAATGGAAAGAACAAGTAATTGAAGCAGAAGAACAAGGAGAAGGTAAACCACCAGTTACAGAATATATCGGTGAATGCTTTTTAAAAATTTCAGAAAAACTTTCACACCGACCAAACTTTGTAAATTATCCATACCGAGAAGAAATGGTATCAGACGGCATTGAAAACTGTTTAATGTATGCACACAATTTTAATCCAGAGAAGTCTAAGAACCCATTTTCTTATTTTACACAGATGATATACTATGCCTTTCTCAGACGCATTGAACGTGAGAAAAAACAATCGTATGTCAAGTTTAAACTAATGGAAGAAAATGATGATGGAACTTTTTCAAGGTGGTTTAAAGAAAACTTTTTTGATAAAGATTTCTCGCAAAGAGATGTTGCTGACTTCTTTTCCTTGAGTGAAACAGACATTAAAAATTTCGATACTACTAAAAAGAAGAAAAAGAAGACAAAATGAAAATAGCCATTATCAATGATACTCACTTTGGTGTTCGTAACGATCATCAAGGATTTCTTGATTATATGTTTCAGTTCTTTGATGAACAATTTTTTCCATACTTAATTGAAAACGATATTAAGACAGTCTTTCATCTTGGTGATGTGTTTGATCGTCGCAAGTTTATCAATATGAATACACTTCACACGGTTCGCACTCGATTCTTCAAACGCTTTGAGGAATTGGGTGTGAACCTTCATGTGATTCCCGGCAACCACGATTGTTATTTTAAGAACACTAATTTTGTAAATTCAGTTCGTGAGTTGATCGGTCATTATAACAACATCGACATTTATGAAAAACCAAGAGTAATGAACTTTGGTGGAACCTCATTTATGTTTTTACCTTGGATCTCACCTGAGAGTAAGGACTCTTTTCTTTCATATGTTGAAAACAATGACGCAAATGTTTTGCTCGGCCATTTGGAACTCAACGGTCATTATGTTATTCCCGGTGTTCCGTTTCGTGGTGGTCTTGAATCGTCTTTGTTTAATAAGTTTGATAAGGTCTTGAGTGGTCATTTTCATCAACATTCTACTCAAGGAAATGTTAATTACTTAGGGACTCAATATCAATTAACCTTTAATGATTTAGGCTCTTCTAAAGGCTTCTGGGTCTACAATACTGACTTTAATAAAGTGGAATTTATTGTCAATCCTAAAAATAAATTTTTTGTTGTAGAATATGACGATGACTTCGATGAGTTCGATTGTTCCAAGTATGCTGGTTGCTATGTTCGTGTGATCGTGAAGGGAAAGAAGGATGTCATCAAGTATGAGCGATTCATGGATTGTCTCTACCGTGAGAATCCTGAAAGCGTGACGATTGTTGATGATGAAACAGTGATTGAAGTTGACGAAGAAAAAGTTGATTTTAAGAAAGATACACTTACACTATTGATGGACGAGATCGACAAGATCGAAACAATTGACAATAAAGATAAACTAAAGTCACTGATTCGTGACATTTATGTGGAGAGTTGGAATAAGTGATAAATCTGAAATCTATATCATTCAAAAACTTTGGCTCATTTGGAAACACACCAACGGTTATTGATCTCACAAAGAGACGCATGAATTTGGTGTCGGGTATCAACGGACAGGGAAAGTCCTTTGCTCTTCTTGATACCATTACGTTTGCACTATATGGCAAGCCGTTTAGGAAGATCAATATTCCACAGTTGGTAAACTCGGTGAACCGAAAGGACTGCGAAGTTACGATTGAGTTTACCGCAAAGGGTAGATCATACAAAATTATTCGTGGACTCGCACCGAAACGATTTGAGGTGTATGAGGACGGTGAACTTGTCGATCAAGATTCAACGATCAAAGATTATCAGAAGAGACTCGAAGATCAGATTCTGCACATGAACTACAAGACGTTCACGCAGGTTGTGATTCTCGGTTCTTCATCCTTTGTTCCGTTCATGCAATTGTCTGCCGCTGATCGTCGTGCGGTGATTGAAAATATTCTGGATATTGAAATCTTCTCGATGATGAATGATGTGGTGAAAGCAAAACTCTCCACCACGAAAGAAGAAGTGAAACTGAAAAAGTCCGAGATCGAAGTGATGATTCACAAAGCAGAGAATCAAAAAACATTTATCGCAAATATCAAGAAACAACGAGAAGAGTTTGCTGACGAACGAGACACAAAAATTACAGAATACAAAGACAAGATTCAAACTCTTCAGGATGATTCAATAAAGTTATCTGGATCCATCACAGAAAAAACAAACCAACTCCCAAATCACAAAGGCATTATCACTGAACTTGAAAATGCAAAGGGTGAAAAGAAGGAGATGGAAACAAAAGCAAAGCAAATCAATAAGGACATTTTATTCCTAAAGAAAAACACAAGTTGTAGTCGGTGTGGTCAGGACATTGATGAGGATCACAGAAAGACAAGTATTGATCAGTTGGATGTCGATCTTCGCAACATGGCAGATGCTTTTACTCCTGTTCTCGATACGATTGACAAGTGTGGCAAAGACTTGAATGAATATGAACGATTGATGTCAGAGATTCAACAAGAGCAATCACAGAAAGATAAAAACGAATCCACTTGCAAAATCTATCAAGAGGAACTCGACAAGTTCTACACAAAGATGGATGACAATACGGTTTTGTCTGATGCACAAGATGAACTCGAAAAGATTCGAGAGGACGGTGGTACACTTGCGGAACAAAGAGACTCTTTACTTGAAGACAAGAGCAACTATGAAATTGCATCAGTGTTGCTCAAAGATTCTGGTGTAAAAGCAAAAATCATTCAGCATTTTTTGCCCCTTATTAACTCTCTCATTAATAAGTATCTTCAATCAATGGACTTTTTTGCATCGTTTGAACTTGACGAAAACTTTAATGAAACAATCAAGAGCCGACATCGTGATAAGTTTTCTTACGCATCGTTTAGTGAGGGTGAGAAACTTCGGATCGACTTGGCAGTTCTGTTGACTTGGAGAGAGATTTCTAAACTGAAGAATAGTGCAAACTGTAACATCTTAGTTTTGGATGAAGTGTTCGACTCATCGTTGGATGCAAGTGGTATGGATGAGTTCATGAAACTGATTCGCTTCTTTGATAAAGATATAAATATCTTCGTGATCTCACACAAAGCAGATCAACTTGTTGACAAATTTGAAAGAGTGATGCAGTTCGAGAAGAAGAAGAACTTTAGTAAGATGAAAGAGGATTATGCCTGATCTATTTGGTATTGATGAAAGCATTCTTGGTGATTGGGAAGATCCATACCCCCAACCAGAAATACACAAGCACGACGGCTTCTATGTCGTTCGTGATGACCTGCTTGTGGCAGGATCTAAGTGTCGCTTCATTGATTACATGATCGGAAAATCTAAGATTAAAGAGTGGGTGTATGGAAGTTCACCCGCAACAGGTTATGCTCAGATGTCGCTCGCTCATGTCTGCACTCGATAAAATAAGAAAGCCGTTGTCTTTATGGCAAAGCGTGATCCAAAGAACATGCACGAATATCAAACCAGAGCGATTGAGTATGGTGCAGAGATGCACTGGGTTCCAAATGGTATGTTGTCGGTGACAGAGAAAAGGGCAAGAGATTATGTTGCAGAGGATCCTGAAACAAGATCCCTTCTACCAATCGGTTTTGATCATCCTACCGTTCTTGCCAGTATCAAAAAAGTTGCCGAGTCTATGGATGAACCGGAAGAGGTTTGGACAGTGGGATCGAGCGGAACTCTGACTAGAGGGTTGCAATCCGCATGGAAATCTGCTAAATTTAATGTCGTGATGGTCGGCCACAAAGGTGATTACGGACGAGCGAAAGTTTACAAGTCATCCTATGAGTTTTCAAAGCCGACAAAAGTTTTACCCCCATACCCCTCCGCTCCAACTTATGATGCGAAGGTGTGGGAGTTTGTGAAAGAACACGCATCCCCCGGTGCGTTAATTTGGAATGTAGGAAAATGAAACCATTTTACGAACGAAATAATTATGTGATTAACAGCGATGTGAATGTTTGCTTCGAGGAACTTCTTGAAATGAACGAGGATCAGTTTCGTGAATGGGTTGTCGAAATGCGAAAGACAATCTGTGATGCGTGGGATGCTTACGGTTGTCCCCCACGGACGGGTAAGAACGAAGAAGAGATTATCGAAGCATGGAACAAACTCGAAAGTTATCCTGTTCGTGATTTTGAGCGTGACGATGAACTCTCTGACATTCCACGAGATGTGATCGTAAACAAATCACGAATGGGTGTGGAGGCAGATCAATTCTTTGACAACTTGTTCAAAACACGGATCAACTACACCGAAAAGGATAACGGCTACTCCATCTATGACTTGGTGTCAGATCCAGATCGTGAGGAGCAATTCTTCAAGGGATGTAAGCGGCACTTCCGTCGTGATTCGTTTTATAGTTTTGCGTTGTCGGCAATCAAGAACGACAAGAAGTATGCTGTGATTGAAGTGTCGTCTGGTGTGGAGTGGTTGGAAACTTTCTTCTCGACTCCCGATTTGTTTACAGGTAAAGACTTTATTCTTGAGCAAGTTAAAATCCGTGATGGTTTGAACTCTGGTTACTTCCAATTGGAACAATCGAAGATTCTGCAAATCACACGAGAGGATGTCCAGCGGTTCAAAGACTCTGGACAACTTCAGTATCGTCATCACTCAACATTCGATATCGAAAATATGCCGGATGATAAGGTATATTCGATTCGCATATATGACAAGGGAAAGAAGGTCTTTCCTACTAATTTCAAAGCGTTCCGGATTGGTTACATTCAACCTGCCGTGAACTTCCCACCAATGACAGCGAAATATCTCTATGAAAGATTTACTGAAGGTATCAAAGATCAAGAAGTTATTAAAATCTATGATCCGTCCGCAGGATGGGGAGGTAGGATTCTCGGAGCGATGTCCGTTCGTGATGACAGAAACATTCATTACATCGGCACTGACCCTAACGTTGATAATTATTTGCCAGATGGTTCCTCAAAGTATTCAGCCATCGCAGATTTATACAACACCAAAACAAACCGAGCCAACTCATTTTTTAATGGACCTGTTAACACTTATGAAGTCCATTGTCTTGGGTCCGAAGTAGTTCAGTTTGAAGAAAAGTTTCAGAAGCACAAGGGTGAGATTGATCTTGTCTTCACTTCACCTCCATACTTCAACCGTGAAGCATACAGCGAGAATGAGAATCAGTCCTACAAGAAGTATGGTTCTTCTTACGAGTCATGGAGAGATGGCTTCCTTCGTCCCACGCTACAAACGGCAGTCACTTGGTTGAGATCCGAAAGATATCTCCTGTGGAACATTGCAGACATTCTGGTGTCTGGTAAATATCTTCCACTTCAAGAGGACACCAAAAATATTCTCGAAGAATATGGTGTAGAATATAAATATACATTGAAGATGGCACTCGAAGGAATGCCGGGACAGAATCGTGTAGGGGAAGACGGGAAACCAACTTGTAGGAACTATTGCAAAGTGAACGATAGATATTTAAAACACGAGCCAGTTATGGTGTTCTGGAAGCCATGAAACAAAAAGGCATTTACAAGCCGGTAAACGACCGGGGATCTCCTGTTGTTTATGAGCCAAATGATATTGTCACATTTGAAGGTGGATCCTACAAAGCACTGAGAAGAAATACTTACTTAGATGGCTCACCTGAAAATAAAGATTTTTGGGAACTTTTAGTTCGATCCATTGTACATACCTCCGGTGAAAATCCACCAGTATCACCGAATGATGGTGATGAGTGGTATGACACCGCAAGCGGTAAATTATTCAAGTATTTAAATGACGGAAACTCAATTCAATGGGTTGAAATTATTTAAATTTATTGTATACTATGTGAAAAGAAGGGTCAAAATTGATACTTATCGACAACAACCAAATAATCCTTTCCAGTATTTTCACTGCTGCAAAAACAGCGGAAACTGAGGAAGATTATGGCTTTATTCGTCACCTTGTTTTAAACACTTATCGAAAATATCTTTCAAAGTTTCGATCTGATTATGGTGAACTGATTGTCTGCAACGATTCTAAAAATGTCTGGAGAAAAGACTTTTTTCCACAATACAAAAAGAATCGAAGTGAGCGACAGAAGAAATCAAAATTTGATTGGGGTAAAATCTTTAATGAACTTCACACTATTCGTGAAGAAATGAAAGATGTTTTTCCATATCGGTTTATTCAAGTTGAGCGTGCCGAAGCCGACGATGTGATTGCCACCATCGTTAAAAACTTTCACCACAAAGAAAAGATTATGATTATCTCATCAGACAAAGATTTTCAGCAACTTCAACGCTATCCAAATGTAAAACAATACAGTCCCGCAAAGAAGAGTTTGCTAAAATGTGATGATCCACATGAGTTTCTTCTCGATCATATTGTTCGTGGTGATTCTAGTGATGGTGTTCCAAATGCTCTGAGTGATGATTCCGTTTTTGTTGAAAAAAGAAGACAAATACGATTAACAAATAAAAAGGTTGCCGAACTAAAGGAAGTTGGTTTTGATCAAGAGGGAAATTTTATGGAACGCAACCAAAGACTTATTGACTTGACTCATGTTCCCGACTATATTCAAGAGGAAACCATGAGACAAATGGAAACAGAAATTAGTGGGGATCGAAGTAAGATCCTAGAATATATGATGAAGTATCGTTTAAAAAATCTTATTGAACATTTAGGAGAATTTTAAGTGGATAAGAAAAAAAAATCAAAGAAGACCTTTGATTCAGACGACAGTGTTTACCGAACACGAGGCACAAGAAAGAATCAACGACGAAGGGATCGTAATAGTAGTAAAAAGATGCTTCGTGACATGCGACACGATCCTAAACGATACGAATTTTATGATGATTAAATAAGTGAGGTTTATATTATGAGCAAAATTTCAATTTCTAAAGAAACACTTGCGGTGTTGAAAAACTTCGCAGGATTTAATTCTAACGTCCTCATTCCAGAGGGTAACGTGATCAAGACGATCACACCAGCAAAAAATGTGATGTCCATTGCCACTGTACAGGAAGAGTTTCCTGTTGAGTTTGGTATTTGGGATCTGAACAAGTTCATTGGGACTGTCTCTCTGTTCGACAACCCAACGTTTGAGTTCTTTGACAATCACATGAAGATTCATGGTGGCAGTGGATCTTCGATTAAATACATGTATTCCGCAAAGCGATTGTTAACAATCCCTGAGCGTGACATCACTATGCCAGATCATGTTGTGGAGTTTGATCTTCACGAAGATAGTTTGATGGAGTTGAAGAAGGCTGGTTCCGTTCTTCAACTTGAGGATCTTTCAATCTCCTCTGATAATGGTGTTGTTATTGGTAAAGTGTTTGACAAATCTGATCCGACAAGTAATAATTACTCCATCGAACTTGGTGATCTTTCTGGTGGTAAGAAGTTTGACTTCCACTTCAAGTTGGAAAATCTTCGATTCCTTCCCGGTGATTATACTTGCCAGATCACCGAGAAGGTTGTGAGTCGTTTTGTTTCGGCAAACGATGATCTCGAATATTATGTCGCATTGGAATCTACTTCTACTTACGAGGGATAATTTTGGAACAGAAACAATTTTTGTGGGTCGAGCGGTATCGTCCGCAGACCATTGGTGAGTGTGTTCTTCCAGATGATTTGAAAGACACATTCAACGATATGATTCAGTCCGGTGAGAGTCAGAACCTTATGTTCTCTGGCTCTGCCGGTACTGGTAAAACCACGGTTGCACGAGCGATCTGCAACGAGTTGAACGCAGATCACATTGTGATTAACTGCTCGGAGAGTGGCAATATCGACACGCTTCGGACAACGATTCGTGACTTTGCAAGCACAGTGTCACTCAACGGAGGTAAGAAGGTTGTCATCCTTGATGAATTTGATTATTCAAACGCTAACTCTATCCAGCCCGCACTTCGGGGAGCGATTGAGGAATTTGCTGATAATTGCCGCTTTATATTGACATGCAACTACAAGAATCGAATCATTGAACCGATTCATTCTCGATGCACCAATGTAGAGTTTCGCATTCCAGCGAAGGAGAAGCCGTCTATCGCTTCGCAGATGATGAAGCGTTGTGGATCCATTCTCGACGGGGAAGGGATCAAATACGATCCTAAAGTCCTTGCCGAACTGATTATGCGATACTTCCCAGACTTCCGACGAGTTATCAATGAACTCCAGCGATACTCTGTTGCTGGTGAGATTGATGTTGGCATTCTGAGCCGTATTGGTGAGATCCATGTCAGCGATCTGATGACTCACATGAAGGAGAAAAACTTCAAGGAAGCACGGAAGTGGGTTGTTGAAAACCTTGACAACAGTGTTACGGATCTGATGCGGAAGATTTATGATGCCATGTATTCTAACCTTAAAGATTCTTCTATCCCACAAGCGATTGTGATCCTCGGTGAATATCAATATAAAGCGGCTCATGTTGCCGATCAAGAGATCAATATGGTAGCATGTATCGTGGAATTGATGACATCGTGTGAGTTCAAGTAACGAAAAATGCTAAATACGGTATATTTGTCTATCGGAGGGTGTTATGAAACTTGGTGACTATCTAAAGACCATTAATTACACAAAAGAAAATCTGATGCTGGTCGATCCTTTGTCGGAATCCAAGTATCCTCCGTTCATCGTGAATAAGTCTCTTTCTTATTTTACGGATACCGTTTTATATGCAAACGAAATGAATCGTCACGCTCACCTCGATAATCGGCTTCAATATGATTACTATATTCATGCCGTTCGGAAAAGAAAGCGATTCTCTCGTTGGGATAAAAACGAAAAGTCCGATAAGTTCGATCTACTCAAAGAATATTACGGGTACTCTGATCGAAAAATAAATGAAGTCATGGATCTTATCTCCGATGAAGAACTCAACACAATTAAAGAACTTGTTGACACCGGAGAGAAAACGTGAATGAAGAAGATGACATATTTAACGGTTTAGGTATTGAGATAGAACTTAGCGAAAGAGATGACTTTCTGAAAGTGAAGGAAACCTTAACTCGAATAGGTGTTTCCTCACGAAAGGAAAATAAACTTTATCAGTCTTGCCATATTTTACATAAGCGAGGAAGATATGTTATTCTTCACTTCAAAGAACTTTTTGAATTGGATGGTCTTGAAAGTAATATCACTGACGAAGATTTGGGTAGAAGAAATACAATTGTCAGTCTCCTTGAAGAATGGGGACTGTTAAAAATTATTGATGTCGAAGAAGTAGAAGAGACAAAAGTTAGTTTGGCAAAAATGAAAATCATTCCATTCAAAGATAAGGGTAACTGGGAATTAATTCCGAAGTATCATATCGGCAAGAAAAAATGATAACCGTCGATTTAAAAGATGTGCCTGTTTTGTGGATTAGTATGCAAAGTTCGCACAGAAAAAAAACCACGATGAACCAATTATTTTCCTCGTTTGGTTTTAAAAAAGTAAAAAGAATCGAAGCAATCAACGCAAAGAAATATAATCTTCCACATCATGTTGCATTAATAAAAAGTTATCAGCGTGCGTTTCAACATGCACCAAAAGATAACTTTATTATTTTAGAGGATGATTGTGTTCCGAGACGAATCGTTACAGAAATTGAAATTCCACCCGACACAGATTCCTTTTATCTTGGTCTTTCAAAGTGGGGAGTGGGTGAATCTGGTGGTGGTGAATGGGAAAATCACTCATTTGAAAAGGTGGGTGAATCATATCGTGTAAAAAATATGCTTGCCTCCCACGCAATATACTATCGAACAAACGCATGGAAAAATGCTTGTAGGCAATCATTGGTAGAAAGTTTAGAAAATGATGTCCCTCTTGATGTTGGATATGTTTCTATTCAACCTAAATACAAGGTATATTGTGGTGATCCTATTTTTTATCAGAGTGGTTATAATTATCACGCAACAAATTTTATACTGGATTAAATTATGAATTTAAAAATTGTTAGTT